CAGAAAATCGCAGGTGCATTTCTGCATCTGTGACAAGGTGAGGAGTTCAGATTGTGGTCGCATTTAAGTCCCCTTAAATGCGCAGAAGTCACCGGAGTTGTTCAGGCTCCGATGACATGATTATGGCGGGTTGATTGTTGAAAATCAAACCTCAATTCCAATGATCAGTTTTCTATGATAACTTTCTGTTTTCTTAAAAAAAGAACACACATCCATTTTCTGGGGAAAGAAATGCTTGATTTCTTTAAGGAACTATTAGCAGCTTCTAAGGCTAATGCGTTAGAACGGATTAAAAACCCTGTTATAGGTGCTTATGCATTTTCATGGGTTGCGTTTAATTGGAAGAGTATTCTTATTACCATCTTCAGTGAAAAAAACATCGAAGATAAAATAGGATGGATAGCTCAAAATTCTGACATTAAAACTAGCCTAGGATATCCAGCCATTATGACAGGTGTAATACTAATTATCCTACCTGTTTTTTCTGCCATTGTCACTTTCGCTCAAAATAGACCGTTAAGCTATGTGATTAGAAAGAACTACTCCAGAATAAAATTGAATCTCCTAAATAAGATTGATACCGAGCAACTAAGAGCAAGAGCTTCAATCGCGTTTAATCGAGAGTTGGCAAATGAAGAGTTAACCGTGCAACAACTTAAGGCACAAATACAAGAAACTAAAGATGAAAGCTCGAGTCTAAAGGAGAACTATCAGTCTCTGCAGGCTGAGCATAGCGTATTGCAAGGGAGATTCTCTCAAGCCGAAAAAATGCTTGGCGACTATCAAGAAGTCAAAAACATGCTTAACCAAAAAACTCAAGAAGCTTCAAAAAACTTCGAAGCACTCCAGGATACATCTCGTAAGCTTAGTGACACAATTCAAGTAAAACACCACCTTGAAACAAATTTAAATCAACTGAAAGAAAAGCTTCCGGAGCTTTTCCTCGGAGTTGTGATACATGGCCAAGAGCAGTTAAATCAGCAATTTATTAATAGGATCAAAGAACTTAATGATAAGCCTAACGGCGATTAGCACACAAAAGCAGTTCCAAAGCTTTCAATAAAATAATAGGCATCGTCATGCATACTCAACGATGCCTAATTATTTACATCACAGCCTGTTAATTATCTATCCTCAGTTTTTTATCCATCTCAATCCACTCAGTTACATTAGGATCGCACTTAGGGCAGTAAATTGAAGGCCGTGGTGGGTAGGTCATGAGCTGAATATACGGGTGTGTAAGTCGCCTGGTGTCTGGGTGCTTCTGGCAGAAACCATGTTCACCACCATCCGGAATCACCGGAGAGTTGCCGCTGGTCGACTCGGCAATTTTTGGCGAAGAATCCAGAGCTGGCGCGTTCTGCATGGTGGTGGTCGACTCGGCGTTTTCGGCACCCTGAAGCATGGCGGCGCGGCAGGCGTTCCACATATCAGCCGCTATGCAGCACGCATATTCATCTGGATTAGCGGTTGGAAGAATGCCTTTGATGACCTCGTAATCTGGCTCAATGGCTGGAGGCACAAAAGTCGGAACTGGAGCGGAGTAAACCGGCATAACGTCGCGTTGCCCTTTGTTGCTCTCGTCAGTCAGCGACCAGAACAGCCTACCTGCCGGATGTTTGAAGATGTATGCTACTGGCTCAGATTCATGCATAGATACCGGCGCTGGCGGGGCGGTGTATAGCGGCGTTTCTACCCTGCAGCAGATGGCAAACGTCTTATCGTCGCAGCACTCCTCGCGCGTCACAACCTGCCCGCTGCGGTGCATGTACGCAACCGGCTCCGCTTCGAGCGATGCCAGCGCGATACGCGCCAGCTCCAGCATGTGCTCTGGTGCGACAGTGATTAACTTACCCTTATCCAAGTCGCTAACCTGAATGAGCCTTGCTGCGTTTGCGTATTGCTCTATCTGCTCTTTGGTAATAGTGCTCATGGGTTAGTCCTCACGGAATTTCTGAATGCAGGTGGTTTTGCCAACGAAACGGGCCGAGCCTTTTCTTTTGGGCAGGCGATATTCACCATCGAACCGGTAAATGCCGACAGCAGCGCAAGGACCATCATCACGAATTAATTCCCAGATGAAGTCTCCACGATCGGTGAAATAACCTGGGCCTTCGCCAAATGTCGGGAAGTCGCTATACACTACATCCATGTCACCATGCTGCCCGTTGATGAAAATGAAATACCCCTTGTGACTCTCACCAGGTTTCGCGTCGAGGTGTCCGAATGTTTCGTGTATTACTGTCGCCGCCCTCGCCCCTGTGATTAGAGCTCCGATTTCACGCATTTCACTCTCCTTTACCGGCTGCGGCGACCTTTACGCAAGCTTCTTCAAGCGCCCGGTAAAACTCAAGGCGCACACCGACCAGAATATCTTCGCGCTCACGCATGGCGACTTCCGCCAGATAATCACGAAGCATTTTCAACTCAGGCAATTTCACCTCCCGCGCCTCCAGCTCAGCAATCCGCTTCTCTGCGGCTTCCAGCTTGCTGCTGTGTGCCGCTTGCCATGATTCCCACATGCCACCCAGCTCGGATTCATCATCTTCAATCTTGTAGCCGTCGCCATCCCGCCAGTGTTCCCAGCCGAAGCGCGGAGGATTTCCGTTGTGATAATTAACTTCCCACCATGCTTCAAACTTTTCACGCAGGGACTGTTTGTCGATGTTGCTCATTGGGCGGCCTCCTCGCAAACGTGCATTTCAGGCTCATCAGCCTTGTAGTAACCACCGCAGATTTTGCATGGCACCATTGGCACTTCGTCGTAATTTGTTGTTCCTGTAATCATGACTGCACTCCTTTGCGAAGCTGGGCGGCGAAGTCGCGAACCTTGCGCTGGACAGCTGCGGCACGAGTCATGTATTCAACACACCAAACGTCACCGTCAGGTTCAGGTGGCTGACCACTCCAGATGAGTGTGTTCAGTGAGGCTTCATCCATGCCGTCGAAGTCGGCCAGTGCTCCAGCAATGTCCGCTCTGAATGACTCCGTAAGCAGGGACTCCACACCGCTGGCCCGCACTTCAGCCAGGAAAGCGTCTGTAGTTGGGCATATTGTTTTGAGCTCTTCCTCACAGGCATCGATAGAGTCATGAAAAATCTCTCCATGCTCCTCAAACAGGCGGTCATCGGTTGCATTGGCCCAACTCCTGGCTAAAGCCTTCAGCCCCGCATTCTCCGCAGCCAGCGCCGCGCATCTGGCTTCAAGTGCGGCGTAGTCATGGTATTTCACCAATGAGCCATGCAAGCTCTCAGTTACATCTACTCTTTCATTGACGCTTAAATTTACTGAATAACGTTTTACGCTCATACCCCTACCCTCCCCCAAACCATCAATACTCGCTTCATAGCCGCGCTGTTTCGGCATTCCTGAAATATTCCGTTGGTGCAGCTGCGTGCGGTGCCGTCCTGCTCTTCCGGCGTCGCCAGGCGATAAGTCACCGTTCGCCAGACCTTGCTCACCCGGACAATCTTGCGGCCCCGTTCCAGATCGATAGCGTTCTTCGTGATGCAGTTGATGGTCATGCCGCACTCTTTGGCCACATCCTTCGCAGTGAAGGTCCGGTGCGTTTCGAGATAACGCAGAATTGCCTGTTTGCCTTTCATCTCACACCATCCCGTTAGACTTGTTGCGGTTGTATTTGGCCTGCAGCAACTGGATCGGCGTAGGCCCGTGCTGGGCGGCCGGTGCTGCAATCGCCCGACGTACCGGCGGCACTGGCTTACCCTCAGTAACGCGCTTCTCCCACATGTCCAGCAGATCTCCCGCCTCGCGCGCCAGCTCACCATGCGTTAACTGGCGCTCAGTGCTGCGGTGGCGCAGTTCGACGCAGATGTGATACATGACCGGCTGCGACCAGGGGAATTGCTCGCTGGATGTGAACTCGAACGAACGATTACGCCAGTCCCAGTATTCGGTGATCACCTGGTCAACGGTGATACCCAGCGCGCCGCCGCTTTGCTTACACCAGGCGACGAACTGGCCCGGCGACGGCAGGAATGGGCGCTCCTGGCGGCGGGCAATGCGCATACCGGCATCGACCTGAGCCATTGAGTGGATACCGTTCTCCTGAAAAGCCAGCAGCCACTGACGGCGAAATTCGTTCAGGTCGTCCTGGGTGCGGAAGTTCGCCATGCTGGCCGGGAACGCGGCACGCAGCTGGTTGAACAGTCCGTTGAATACCTGCGCCACCTGCTCGACCGGGGCGCGCTCCTGATACTGCTCTGGCAGGTTATGAGCCATGCGACTCATCTGCTCGCGGTCGTGGTTACGCATCTGCTCTGCAAGAGATTTCATCGCATCACCTCATAGGCCCAGTCAGTGTTGTTGAAGTCCAGATCCGGCTTGGTGGCTGGTTTACCGCGTACTGCCGCTTGCTTATTCTGATAACTCAGCTTCTGGCTGGCAGTGATAAACCAATTTTTTGGCTTCTCATGGGTGAACTCGATATCCAGCTTCTGAAGTTCGTAGCTCAGGTCTATCAGCGGGTACAGGTTTAACCATGCCTGGTAGTCCTTGTGGTTCAGCCGAACGATTTGGCCCTCAAATGCGTACCGACTCGATATCTCATGAATATCCGCATTGGCCTCTTCGCAAGACGCGTCAGCGGCTTGGGTGTTAACCAAGGAATCAGGATCAGGGATAGGGGAATCAGGAATCAGGTTAAGGGAATCAGCAGGATTTAAACTGTTCTGAACCTGTTCTTGCACCTTACTAGCACCGTTCTTTTCTTGTGCTTCATTATCTTCAATGACTTGAGGCTTTCCCTCTTCTTCCTTTTCCTCTTTAGCATCTGAATTGCACTGTTCTAGTTCGGTATCATTTTGGTTCTGAGACGGTTCTGGTATCTCACTTGCCGCTTCTTTGCAGTGCGGGTTCTGGTGCTTTTTCCAGTTAGAAACCTGAATGTAGGAATCGCCTTTTACCTGGTAACGGTTGATGAATTTGTGCTGATGCAGCTGCTGCAACAAAGCGTCACAATCGACATCATCGAACGGCAGTACCATGGCTTTAATTTTCTTGGGGCGGTCATCAAGGCGACCTTCTTTATCGGCAATAGTCCACAAGCCAGCGAAGAGAATGCGCGCCAGTGGCTGGCATTCTGCAAGCTCGTCATTTGTGAAAAAGCCTGGCTTAATGTTTCTTGAGCGAGCCATTAGGCATCCTCCAATTCGTAATCTGCAAAATAACCAGAAGCCATTTTTAAGAATCTGGATTCAGTTACTGTGTAAGCCTTCCTGCCTTTCCTCTCCTTGCCTTCAGGCTCTATGAGATGGCAGGAGTAAATAATTCTTCTCTGCCAGTTCCCTGGCATTTCCACGACAGCCAAAACCTCAAGAATTCGCTTTCCTTCAGCATCAGCCGTGTAAAAGCACTGATCACCATACCCACAGTCAGCGGGCTCATAATTTTTGCGGCAGCCGCCAATCCAACGCTCATCGGTATGCACGTTGCCGTCGTATGACTGATAATCTGTGCACACATAGATAAATGGGTATGCGGTTTCGAACCTGTCACCAGCCCTTAGGTCGGTGTTTACTTGCTTTGTTTGTCCTGCCATACTTACTCCCGTTACTTGGCGTAACACAGTGTCTTGAAAGCCGTTGCTGCTACCAACAGCGCGGCTTTCGCCTTTTCAGAGCAGGCCTGGCTGCTGCTGCACACGCTTAACGCGCTTCTTTTCGAACTTGTCTGACGGGACTTGCTGCTTCTCTGCCCAGAGTTTTGCGTGTCGTAACAAGTCATCGAAAATCCTCCCCTTACGACTGGCCTGTGACATACGCTTGTACATATCGACGGCCTGAAATGCCCCCCCCCTGAGCCACCGCTACCGTGAATCCCTGTTTAATCAGCTCATCACGCACATGCTTCTCGATAAATTCGATGTGGTTCATGGTTTTCTCCGGTTACATGACGCCCAGCATCGACGTGACCATCGTCATCAATGGCCCTACCTGCTCCGGCATGAGGCGGAACAGCGACGCTATACCCTCGCTTACCTCTTTCAGCTTCTGATGCTCTGGAGCGTCCAGCAGCACGGCCTGTTTAGCTTCTGCGAGTTCTTTCTCGGCCTCAGCCAAGCGAGACATTTTGCAATCTGCACCGATCAGGCGAGTGCGATATTCAACCGGCAGGACCGCCATGATTGCGGGCGTCAGCTGGCGCACGTTCTCGCGGTACTGCTCGGAGTCGAAGCGGTTATCCAGGAAGCGAAACAGCTTCTGTCGCGCCCGGCTGATGTCTTCCGGGAAGCTGATAGCGGTCCCGCCCTGCTCCCGGTATTCGTTGATGATCAGCGCCGAAACGACGTCCTGATTGTCCAGCGCCGACGACCATGCCCGGACCGCATCGCGGATCTTTTCGTGGTCTGGCGCCGCTTTGGCTTGAGCGCGGTTTATCATCGCTCCCGGGTGTATTCCGGTATTGTGTTGATACGCAAGTGAATGCATTGCTTTCCCTTTCGTGGTTAGGGTCGCCGGTCAGGCGGCATGGTTGTCAGGGTGTGGAAAAATGGACGGTAGGTCCGGGCGGAATTCGTGAGCCTGGATTTCACCGCCAACTGCTTTCACCAGTTCAGGAACGTGAACCGGGGATATGCGTTTCTTTCCGTTAAGCCAGTCGCAGATAGTGGACTGGGCTTTACCGCAACGTTTTGCCAGTTCTTTCTGGCTGCCAGCGATGGCGATCGCTTTCTCTACTGCGGAGTTCTTCTCTACTGTTGGGGTCTTCATAATCACCTCAGCTATCAGTTTAAAGCGATTATGGTTATCACTTTAGCGAATGTCAATCGCATAGGCGATTTTTTGCTAAATAATCGCTTGAGCGATAGAGTTAAAGGAGTCATTAACAGAGGTGAATATGGGATTCTCGGAGCGCCTGGCGCAGGCAATGAAACATGCTGGATATACACAGGGCCGATTAGCCAAAGATGTCGGCATGGCTCAGTCCAGCGTTAATAAGCTACTCAAGGAAGCAAACGGCTCCCGTAAAACAGTTGAAATTGCCTCTGTTCTGGGTGTGCGGCCGGAGTGGCTGTCTACTGGTGAAGGGGAGATGGCTTCCAGTAGCGCAAGAGAACCGTCTGCGCTATACCAGGTTAAGCCGTCACTGAATGGGATTTACCGCGTGGATGTACTCGACGTTAAAGCCAGCGCTGGGCCGGGCAGCATTGTCACCAGCGATTTCATTGAAACTATCCGAGCCATTGAATACACGACTGAGCAGGCGCGAGCCTTGTTCGGCAACCGTCCAGCTGCGCACGTTAAGGTCATTACCGTAAATGGCGACAGTATGGATGGGACGATTTCACCCGGCGATCAGATCTTCGTTGATACCGGCGTTACGCATTTTGATGGTGACGGGGTATACGTCTTCGTCTTCGGCAAGACACTGCATGTTAAGCGACTTCAGATGCAGCGTGACCGCCTGGCAGTAATATCCGACAACCCCATTTACGAGAAGTGGTACGTTGAGCCAGAGGACGAGGACGCGTTCTACGTCATGGCAAAGGTGCTACTCAGACAGTCAGTCGACTATAAACGATTCGCATAACCCGCTCCGGCGGGTTTTTTATTGTGCGCAGATCCCTCCTCTCTTTCTCACCCATTCTAAAAATCAAATCCTTATCACTTTTTTCCTGAGGAAATAAAAAAATATCGCTTTAACATTCAATGAATTATCGCTTTATCGATGAACAATATCGTTTTGGCGATTGACTCAAATAATCGCTTTAGCTATTGTTAGCTCATCGAAACGAAACATCGACAGCTGAGCGAAGTTAGCCAGCGGCGGACAGCAAGTCGCCTGCTTTTTAACAACATGCAGATTTACAGCGTCAATGACCTGTTAAGACCCCTACACGTAAACGTGCTGTATCACCGGGTGCGATCCGGTCGGTGAGAGAGTATCCCCGCGCGAGAGCGAGAACGGCGTGAGAACGGGCAACACTGGCAGGGAGTTGGCGCTGACCAATACATGGAATGTTTTGGGGTGAGTTTTAGGATGACGCGAAGGCGGCCGGATACTCCCACATAGTGGCAGTCGTAATGCCGGCAACTCACCACCAAAACATTTCTCCCGCATCAGCGGGTAACGACAGAGGGTAAGGGCATGCAAAGTACAACAGATAAATATGCTGCCGAGTGCAGCGAAGATTACAGGCAGTACCGCAAAAAATGTCGATCTTCAGTGCGTGGTGATGGGTTTCATGACCTTTGGGTAAAGCTGGCATGGATGTGCCGACGCAACGCACGAGAATGGATTAACAGAGCCGCCTAACCAGCGGCTTTTTTCATACCTCAGTCGCTTCACCGAGGCGGCTTAGTTATGACAACCGGCGGCCATCCACCGCCAAAATTCTTTGTATGTTGCGCATGCGCAGAAGTCTTGTATTAACCGTTCCGTTCGCCGCGATAAGGCCAAGAGGAAATCATGGTAAACCAGCAGCAGATAAGAGAGGCCCAACGGCTCGCGTCGTTCGCGGTGCTCCATCGCAATGCTCCGGCATGGGAAGAAGCAAAGCGCCTTTACGCCGTCGCCATCGGGAGGACTCTTCACTGATGGAAACTTTATTCGCGCTCGTCCTGACCGTGGCAATGACCAACGGTGATTTTCAGGATGTCATTCTCGGCGTTTACGACAGCCAGCAGGAATGCAGCCAGGCAGCTACAGAGCAGAAAGTGTCAGCTGAGTGCTGGCCGGTAGAAAGCATCCTCCGCAACGGCGAGTTCCCGGAGAAATCCATCGCGCAGCAGTAACCACCCTATTCAACCGATCGGCCTGGCATTACGCGGGCGGGATCTGCACATCCAAATTTCAGGAGAAACCATGAGCGAAGTAACGGACTTAACTGTCATCGAAATCAAGCCGGAGCAGGCACCAGTGCTTTACGTAGCTGGCGGCCTTGATGCTTATCTCGAGCAAATCCGCCAAGCAGTAAATGAAGTGCCGGACCTGTCCACGAAGAAAGGCCGGGACCGTGTCGCTTCTCTGGCGGCGCAGGTGTCCCGCAGCAAGACGGCAATCGAAAAGCCGGGCCGTGAGTACCTGAAGCGCCTGAAAGAGGCTGTGCGCCCGGCTGAGGCCGAAATTAAGCGATTTGTTGATGCCTGTGATGAGCTGCGCGACGCGACCCGCCGCCCACTCACCGAATGGGAAGCCGAGCAGGAACGCATTAAGGCTGAAGAAGCCATGAACGCGCTGCACGCCGAAGCGCTGATGATGAACGAAGAGTTCGACCGCCAGCGTGCCGCGCAGATCGAAGCAGACCACGAAATGGCTCTGCTGATGAATGAAAAGTTTGACCGTGACCGCGAAGAGCAGCGCCGCCAGGCGGAACAGGCTCAACGTGAGCACGAAGAGCGCATTAAACGTGAAGCGGCAGAACAAGCCCGCCGCGATGCCGAAGCGAAGCACAAAGCGGAGATTGAAGCCGCAGCGCGTCGTGAAGCTGAAGAGAAAGCCCGCGCTGAACTGGCGGAGCGCCAGCGCATTGAAGCGGAACAGCGTGCGGCACGCGAGAAGCAGGAAGCAGAAGCCCGGGCAGAACGTGAAAAGGCCGCGGCGGTTGAAGCTGAACGCCTCAAAGCAAAACAGGCTGAAGAGAAGCGCCTGGCTGAAGAGAAGCGCATCGCCGACGAACAGGCAAAGCGCGAAGCTGACGTGAAGCACCGCAAAGCGGTCGGCACCAACATCGTTAACGCGCTCACAAGCAATACCAGCTTAACCCGCGAACAGGCTATCGAAGTGCTTACCGCTCTGAAAGATGATCTGATCCCCTGCGCGAAAATTCATTACTGAGGTGAATTATGAATATCACATGCGAGTGCGTGGACATGCGCACATCTGTGGGCCCCCACAACACCATCAAAGTTGAGATGGAGGGAGTTGTGCTGGCCGGTACCGTTAAAACCCGTGACGTCCTCCCCCAGCTCGACGGAGCAGAAGTCATCGAGTGGCTGGCTGAACAGGGTTACGTCATCACTCATCAGGAGCGTGCAGCATGACGGCCGCAGAACGGTGGGATGAAGAGTCATTCCTGCGCCTTATGCGCGATGTGATACCGGATAAGCCCGAGAACGACGACGAGCCAGTAAATCTGTCCGCCGAGCGGCAGAACCCGGTCATTAGTTGGGATGAATTTGCGGGGAATTACACATGAACCTTGATGAATTAGATGCGCCATTTGCCAGCGAGGATATTGAGTGGCGCATTCAGCAGGCGGGAAAAAACAATAACGGCATCTGGGCAAAGGTGCTGGCCTACGTAACTAACCGCGCAATCATGAAACGGCTAGATGAAGTATGCGGCAAGGCTGGCTGGCGTAACGAATACCGCGATATTCCGAACAATGGCGGCGTTGAGTGCGGCATTTCCATCAAGGTTGAAGGCGAGTGGATCACCAAGTGGGATGCGGCAGAAAACACACAGGTTGAAGCTGTGAAAGGTGGTCGCTCTGGCGCCATGAAGCGCGCCGCCGTGCAATGGGGGATCGGTCGTTACCTCTACAACCTGGAAGAAGGGTTCGCAGTGGTTTCTGCAACGCGCGCTCCCGGGTTCCAGTACGCCAAATCAAAAGAGGTTGGCGTTTTCTACTGGAAGGCGCCTGCTCTACCGGAATGGGCATTGCCATCAGGAACACCAATCGAGCAGGACCAGCTACCGCATGATGGTCACCAGCAGCGAGATCAGACACCTCAGTCCGTGGATGCGGACAAAATACTCGCCGAATTCTCTTCATACGCTGGCTCTGAAAATGATAGCGAGCGGCTTAAGCATCGCTATGAAGACACATGGAAATTACTTAACGGCTTTGCTGAGCACCAGAACAAATGCAAAGACGTTACTGGCATTCGACTCAAAGAACTTAAACAGGCGGCGTAAATGGCTAGCAAAGGCGTAAACAAAGTGATCCTCGTCGGTAACCTCGGGCAAGACCCCGAGGTCCGTTACCTGCCATCCGGAGGCGCAGTGTGCAGCGTGACGCTGGCGACATCGGAGTCATGGCGAGATAAGGCTACTGGCGAGCAGAAAGAGCAAACGGAATGGCACCGCGTCGTTCTGTTTGGAAAGTTGGCCGAGGTGGCTGGGGAATACCTGCGTAAAGGCTCTCAGGTCTATATCGAAGGCCAGCTGCGCACCCGTAAATGGACAGATCAGGCCGGCGCTGAGAAGTACACCACTGAGGTGGTGGTCAACGTCGGCGGCACCATGCAAATGCTCGGGGGGCGACAGGGTGGTGGCGCACCAGCAGGTGGTGACCGACAGAATAGCAACCAGTCGCAACATGGTGGTGAGCCAGGAGGATGGGGAACCCCACAGCAAGCGCAGGGACAGCAAGATGCCCCAATGGACTTCGACGACGATATACCCTTTTGAAGCATCTCCCGGTCAGGAGAAACCAATGAACAAATTTACCCCCGAGTATCGAAAATATCTTCTCCGGCCAATCCCTGACCGGAAGCTTTCACCCTCTGAGCGAGCAGCTCGCAAAGAGCTTTACCAAATCATCCAGCAAGAAAGAGACAGCGACGATTCACCCCCTGCCCCATCTAATTACACGCCAGCTGACCCATACCTAAACGACAACCGTAAGGGCCTCGGCGGCGCTTCAAGGAGTGACTAATGACTCACGCTCACGACGACATCAGGGTTGGCACACTGTGCCTTCCCTTCATTGGTAACGGCTGGCTAATGCCATGGGGTGAAGTGGTCAGCAATCCATTAAAGGCGCAGCGGCTCGCTGAGGAATATCGGGAAAGGCAGGAGGCGGCATGACAGACGAAGCGATGAAAATGGCATTAGCAAAGCAGTTGACGATTGCTCTGCAAAACCTCGGTGCTCCTGTCGAATTACTCTGCATTGTAGGGAGCTACGGAGATACCCAGACCGACTCAGACATTCTCGAAATGCTCGAGCAGCATAACGAACGCGGCACCTGCATGGATGTGATTATCGCGCCGGAATTCACATGGAAACCAAAACCCGGCGGTGCATCATGACCGATTACACCGGCAGCAACACGCCAGCGGATCAGCGCGACCTATGGCGCACTCCACCAGCCCTCTTCGCTTCCCTTGATGCTGAGTTTTGCTTCCAGTTGGATGCCGCCGCAGCTCCGCATAACGCGCTGTGCAAGAAGTTCATCACTGCTGAGCAGAATACGCTTGAAACGCCATGGGCTGATTACCTGAGCATTCCCGGCTACGTCTGGCTGAACCCGCCATACAGCGACATCACGCCTTTCGTTAAGAAGGCCGCTGCCGAGAGCGCCAATCAGATCGGCACGGTCATGCTGGTTCCGGCAGACACATCGGTTGGCTGGTTTAAGGAGGCTATCCAGACTGCCAGCGAGGTTCGCTTCATCACTGCCGGGCGGCTGGCATTTATCAACCCGGTCACCGGTAAGCCTGTCAGCGGCAACAACAAAGGCTCGATGCTCATCATCTGGCGACCGTACCCGCGTACACACTGCCATTTCGCAACTGTGGAACGGGACGAGTTGATGGCTTTCGGGGCGAAACTTCTCGCCCGCCGGGAGGCCGCATGACGCCAGAAACAGACAATGCCATCCGCGCCGCCTGCCGCCGCTGCACCGAAGAAATCCAGCAGGCCATGCGCAAGAAGCCAAAGCCAAACTGGAACGAAACGGTGTCTCCCATCATCAACAAGCATCACAAGAAAATTGAAGCTCTGGGAGTTAGCCTCCTGGAGTTCGTCGTCAAAACTGGCCGCCTGAACGGGCGGTTTGGAGCCGAACAATGACAACAGAATTTAAAGCCCTGCCCGTCGAGCGCGATCAATACGGTTACTGGACTCACCCGCTTTACGATGAATTTTGCGATGGCCGCGAATCCATATCGCCCATTGAGTTCAACGCATGGCTGGAGAAGAACGGCCTCGAGTGGAAAGTGATTTATCGTGATGAGGACGACGCCGATCCAGATGTTGACGGCTATGACATTTCGGCGTGGCAGCCCGAAACACCAGCCGGCGATGGTTGGTTTGTCGGTTCAATTCACGACACGGAAGATGGCGCGGTTTGCATCTGGCTGCGGCACGCAGGCGGTGCGGCATGAACAGAGCCTCACCAGTTGATTTGAGAAAAAGCATCGAAATTGCCAACCACCTGGCGCACATCGGGATTCGCTTTGTGCCGATCCCGGTGGCGACCGAAGAAGAATTCCAGACGCTGGCCGCCGAGCTATCGCGACGGCTTGAAAATATGGCTGTCGAAGCAGAGAAGAATGAAGGCGGTGCAGCATGACCAAATACGCGAAGCTTGATAGCGAAGTGTTAAGCGCTATTGGCACTCAGCCAACCTCGTTTTCGGAGCTATTTAGCCCTTCCGTCAGGCAGGAGTGCCTCGTCATTGCTGAAGCAGAAGGAAAGCACCCGATGGACGTCTTCCGCATTCTTGACCGCCGGCTCCAGTCTCTCAGGAAGCTTGGTGTCATCCAGTACGTCAAAGGCAAGGGTTGGATACAGCCATGAAATCGCAAATCACCAGGTCGCTAAAGCGGCCTTTTTTATTGCTGGCATTCACATTCAACCGAATTAACCGACAGTTCCGGGAGCACCCATGAAACGAACATCCATAGCATTAGCTGTCATGGCTGCCGCCTGTACGTCAGTTAAATCGTGGAGCATCGCAGAAATTTCCCCTTCCCTTTATATCGGGAATAGCTATCCGGTTAGTGGTGGAAAAACTGGAATTGCAGCGGCGCGTCGAGCCGCCAAGAAACGCAGGAGAGCACGAAATGGCTGACATCATCGATACCGCAGCAGAGATTGAAGAGCTTCAGCGTAACGCTGCCCTTTCCGCTCACCGGCTGAACCGCAACGCCGTATCAGCTGAGCGTTGTGAAGAATGCGACGAACCAATTCCCGAGCCGCGGCGCGCTGCCG